TGATACTCCGCAGCAAAGACATGATTTAAATTGGCTTGAAGAGAGGAATTTTACAACACTTTTTATAGATGGTAATCATAGTAATTTTGATCTTCTTAATTCTTATCCGGTATCTGAATGGCATGGTGGAAAAGTACATTTTGTACAAGATTCAGTTATTCATCTTATGAGAGGCCAAATATTTAATATTGATGATAAATCGTTTTTTACATTTGGTGGAGCACGGAGTCATGATATTCAAGATGGTGTTCTTGAAATTGATGATCCTAGAGTAAGAATATGGCGAAATGATACCTCTAAAACGTATCGGATTAATCATATTTCCTGGTGGGAAGAAGAAATGCCGAACGAAGAAGAGATGGATGAAGGATCAACTAATCTTTCAGTGGCAGGTAACAAAGTAGATTTTATTTTGACTCATTGTACGGCTTCTTCCACACAGGCATTAATGTCCGGAGGACGTTTTAAGCCAGATAAGCTTACTAATTACTTAGAGCGGGTTCGATGCACAACAGAATATACACGATGGCTGTTCGGCCATTATCACACGAATATGGCGGTTAGTGACAAAGATATATGTTTATATGAGCATATAGTAAGGGTGGCGTGATGAGTAAAACTTACGATGAAAAGCTTGAAGATTATTTAAGAGGTTTGATAGAAACTATAATGAGGAAATATTCATTTTCTAAAAAGGAAGCTGCTCGCATTATCATGAGTTCTTATGTATGGCCTTCTTTTATTGAGTATCCAGAAGAAAGTTTACACGATGACATTGGAACCGTTGCGGATAATATCTATGAAGAGTATATAGAAAAAAAATATGAAATGAGATTAAAAGAACATGAGAGATCCGAATAGAATTTATAAATTTTGTAACGAGTTGGCTGCAGTATGGGCTACAAATGCTCCAGATTTAAGATTTGAACGGTTTATAGCTGTAGTGCATGGAGCAATTGCAGCAGACGGAAAAGATCCATTTTATCTGGAAGAAGATGAAATGATGAAATATATTAATAAGTTTAAAGGATGATATAAATGTCTTTAGATAGAGATGATTTATTTTTTAGGCAATTCTTAGATTGGTATATCGGTAAGACTATATATAGAGTGATTGGCGGAAGAGTGCCTAGGCATTGGTGGGATATTGGACCATGGCCTATGCCCAAATTAGAAGAGATGATAATAGAAAAAATTACCATAACAAAACATGGTGTATATATTAACGACAACATTGATGTAGATGACGAGTGCTTATATATAGATAAGGAAGAAGCGGACGCGAAATATCAATATGAGAAATCTTATTATAATCGTAAAATGAAACGGGTAGAAGACGAATTTAAAAAATTTTTAAAGGAGCATGACATGTATGAATTATTTTATCGGTGACTTACATTTTGGTCATGTGAATTGTCTATCATTTGATAAGCGTCCATTTAAGACAATCGAAGACCATGATGCTGTGCTTATTAAGAATTGGAACAATGTTGTTGGTATAGAAGACGACGTATACATTCTTGGTGACATCAGTTGGTATAACACTACAAAGACTCTTGAAATTCTTAAACAGTTAAATGGACATATTCATTTAATTAGAGGAAATCATGATCATAAACATCTTAAAAATAGAGAGTTGCAGTCTATGTTTGTAGAAATTACAGACTATAAAGAGCTGCATATCCCCGGAACAGATGGCAAGAAGAATAGTAATGGTGTTGTACTCTGCCATTATCCGATTCCATGTTTCAATCATCATTATTACGGTTGGTATCATCTTTATGCACATGTACATAATTCGTTCGAGTGGAATATGATGGAGCGTATTAAATATGAAATGAAAGAACTGTATGATCGACCATGTAATATGTATAACGCAGGAGCTATGATGCCATACATGAATTATACACCTCGAACATTAGAAGAGATTATCACTGGAGCCGACCGTCTTACTGATAAAGAAATTGAGGCAGCTAAAAGATGTGATATTAAGAACTAAAAATCAAATATCCACTTTTTATTACAAAAGTAAATATTCAGAATAAAAAGTGAATATTCAGATAATTGAACTGTGATAAGGAGGCGAGTTATTTGCCAAAACGTGACAGAGGATATTATAGAAAACAAAGAATAAAAAGTATCAAGAAAAGACGAAAGTTAATTAAGGATCAAAAATATGCTGGGGCATATCGTGGTAAATGGATTGATGAGCCTGAATTTGAATCTGGAATATTGGCAAAAGGTCATAATGGATGGCTTGGTCGAGCTGGTACAGCAGAAAAGACTAACACAAGAAAAGGACATGCTTCATATAGACATAAAGGTGCATATGGTCCGGGAGACAATTATAAACGACATGATAAGCAGCAAGTAATAGATTGTAAACAGCAGGAAAGAGAATGGAGAAAAGAAGATGGCAAAGAAGATATTAGTTGTAGTGGATGTTCAGAATGACTTTGTTTACGGAAGCCTTGGTAGCAATGAAGCTGTAGCTGTAGTCCCCAATATTGTAAAAAAAGTTAATGAGTATAGAAACAATAGTGATTTGATTATTTTTACACAGGATACTCATTACAACAATTATTTAGATACTCAGGAGGGCAAAAAGCTTCCTGTTGAGCATTGCATCAAAGGAACAAGTGGATGGGATTTTATATCGGAACTCAATCCTAAAGATATTAGAACTTATCATAGTAATATTCGAACTGTTTTAAAAGAAACATTTGGATATCGTTGGGATCATCAGTCATGGATTGGTATGTTTGAATTTGAGAAGCCAGCTTACGAAGTAGAAATCATAGGTCTTTGTACGGATATTTGTGTGATTGCAAATGCGCTTGGTTTAAAACATGAGTTTCCAGAAGTAGAAATTACAGTAGATGCTAGTTGTTGCGCCGGATCAACTCCAGAGAGACATAAGGCAGCACTTGATGTAATGAAAAGCTGTCAGATCAATGTGATTGGAGAAAGTGATGAATGAATTAATGATGTGTCCATTACCATTTATGGTAAGCGTTAAAGATTCTTGGGCAGAAGAAGACGAAGTTTGTACTGTATATGCTATTCGTGAGTATAGAGGCACAGAGTTTCTTATTTATTATAATAATGAATGGACTTGGATGGACGCTGATAGATGTAAACCAGTAAGAGAATAAAAAGGAGATATTTATGAAGAATGGAGAGAAATTCGCTAAAGAAATTTTAGATATTGCTTGTAAAGGTGGAAGTGTGGCAGTAACAAGAGATAATAAAGTTGTTTGTTGTAATGATATTGATTGTGAATCATGCATATTTGATAGTTGTGATAAACATATTGGACGTTCACAGGATTGCTACGATCGAGTACGTGAATGGGCTGAATCAGAATATGCAGAGAAACATACGATCACATCAAAAGAGAAAATGTTCCTTGATTTGATTGCAACTAAATGGAAATATTTAGTAAGAGATGAAGATAAAAATTTATATGTTTTTGATTCACTACCAATTAAAGAATGGGATGGTTGGTGTGCTGAAAATATGTCAATGTGTGACTATTGTTATATTTCTAAAAAGCTATTTGGTGATATGTTTGATTTCATAAAATGGGAAGATGAAAAACCTTGGTTAATTGAAGATTTGAAAAAGCTAGAAGTAAAGGAGGATGCAAATGATTAAAATAAATAACGAAATTATTAAACCTGAATATTTCCCAGACGGGACAATGAAACTTAACATAGTATTTTTTCCGTTTGACGACTTTATAAAAATTGAATGGTATTATGATTCAGAAAATGAGCTATTACAGTTGATTTACATTGTAAATCATATCCATGATATTAGTCAAGATGTAAAAATATCTCTTATTATGCCATATATTCCAAATGCAAGATTTGACCGTACTGTAGAAGTTGATGAAGTATTTACTCTTAAATTTTTTGCGAATATTATCAATTCTCTTAATTTTGATTCGGTCGAAGTGTTGGATCCTCATTCGCATGTTTCAGAAGCTCTTTTTGATCGACTGTTTATTCAGTCTCCTGACATTTATATTAAAAAAATATTTAAAAAGCTGCCAGACGATACTATATTATTTTTCCCGGATGAAGGTAGTGTTAAAAGATATTCTGATCTTCCTAAATATTGTGGACCATATGCATTTGGAATTAAAAGAAGAAATTGGTTAACAGGCGCGATAGAAGGTCTTGATATAGTAGGAGATACAGAAAAAATCAAAGGACGAAATATCCTTATTGTAGATGATATCTGCAGCAAAGGCGGAACATTCTATCACAGTGCATTGAAGCTCAAAGAACTTGGTGCAACAAACATTTATCTGTATGTTACTCATTGTGAAAATTCAATTTACGATGGAGAGTTGCTTAAAAATAACGGACTTATTGAAAAGATTTATACTACAGATAGTATTCTTACAAATACAGAAAGTCCAAAGATTGAACTGGTTGAAGAGTTTAGAAAAAATGATCCGGGGGTATTTTAATTATGAATACAAAAACATTAGCAATTCTACTTTCAGACACATATAAACAGGTACATAACAAGATGCTCCCTCCGGGACTTACTAAGTTAGTATCTTATTGGACTCCGAGAAGATCAATGCTTAAGGATCAGAACAAAATGGTGTTCTTTGGACTCCAGGCATTTGTCCAGGAGTATTTGATTGAGTATTTTAATACTTGGTTCTTTAAGCTTCCGGAATCTCTTATAGCTAGTACATATATTTCTACTATGAATATTCAGCTTACATTAAAAGATTATGATGTAGAACCTATTTTTAAGTTGCATCGTCTTGGATATCTTCCATTACATATCAGGGCACTCCCAGAAGGGACACTTGTGCCAATGACAGTACCATGTATTGAGATCAGTAATACACATCCGGATTTTGCATGGGTTGTACAGTGGATTGAATGTATCCTGCAGGTTGAACTTTGGAAACCATGTTGCCACGCTACAATCGGTCATATGTACAGAGAAATGGCAGATTATTGGTACAAAGTAACTACGGACGACGCAGATCCGGCAATGGCGGCTTCTGATTTTGGTATGAGAGGTATGTCTTGTATGGACGAAGCTCAGAGATGTTCTGCTGCTTGGTTACTTTCTTTTAATAAGACAAGCACAATTCCGGCAATTGATTATATTGATGCTTACTATCAGGCTGATTGTAAAAATACAAAACTTGGTATTGGAGCAGTAAGTACAGAGCATTCAGTTATGGCTTCAAATTTTGCAGTCGACGGGAATGAGATTACATTTGTTAAGAAACTTCTTACAGAATTATATCCGAATTCATCTTTTAGTATGGTATCTGATACATATGATTATTGGAATATGATTGATAATATTCTCCCGGCTTGTAAAGAAGAGATCATGAATCATAACGGGAAATTACTTGTCAGACCGGACTCAGGTGACATGGTAGAAATAGCTGTAAAAACAATTGAAAAACTCTGGAATACATTTGGAGGAACAGTAAATAGCAAAGGTTATAAAGTACTCGACCCTCATATTGGTATTATTTATGGGGACGGATGTTCGCTCAATCATGTGAATGAGATTTGGAATAAATTACGAGATTTAGGCTTCGCAGCAAATAATATCGTATTTGGCGTAGGAGCATTTTGCTTCTCAGCTATTGTTGAAGATGATGGACATATGGTTGTTGTAACTAGAGACACTTTTGGAATTGCTATGAAAGCTACATATGGTGAAGTCAATGGTAAACCAATTATGATCTATAAAGATCCTAAAACAGATACTAGCAAGCTTAAGAAATCTCATAAAGGCTGCTGCGTAGTACAAAGAGATTACTATGATAACGATCTTTATTGCATTGATGGACTTGAAGGGATTAGACAGAAGAGCGAACTTAAAACTGTATTTAAGGATGGCAGAATTGTTCACAGAGATACATTTGAAGAAATCCGTAACAGATTGAATGGAGAAATATAATGACTTTAGATGAAATTAAACAAACTCTTGAAACTGATAAAAGGTATGAATTTATTCGCACAAACCCTTATCTTGGCGAGAATATTATGGTTCTCGCCATAGGAGGTAGCTATGCTTATGGTACCAATGCAGCTAGTAGTGATCTGGATATAAGGGGCATTACTTGTAATACTGAGAGAGAAATTTTATTAGGACAGGATATTGAGCAAGTAGTTAGCCATGAAACTGACACGACTATATATACATTTAAGAAAATGATTAAACTGCTTTGTAGTAATAATCCTGCAGTCATTGAGATTCTTGGATTAAAGCCGGAACACTATCTATATAAAGACATATTTTTTGATATTTTAAAAAATAATGCAGATGAGATTCTCTGTAGAAAAGCGGCGTATTCATTTGGCGGATATATTGAGAAGAGCAAAAAAATGCTCGATCTTGAAAAGGTATTTATTGACAAGGATAAACTTGCGAAGTATATGGTTCATCCAATCCGGTTGTATTATATGGCCTTTGATGTACTGGAAAATAAAAAAATTGTGACATATCGTGAAGATGAGCATTCACTTCTTATGGATATTCGCAACGGCCA